CCGGAGTTGAAGGGGCCGCCGCGGAAGGCCGCGCGAAGGGCGGCCTTGCTGTGCCAAAAGCCGTCATTGCCATAGGAGGCCGATCCGGTGGCATCCGCAGTTGCGGGAATGGCAAATGGTTTCAGATCGGCATCGCTATCTCTGAGAGTTAGGATCTTGTGCCCCGATGTCATACCACTGGTGATGTCGGTCGATATATGCTTGACGATGCAGAACGTTGCAGTTCCATTCCCTGGCGCATCACCATTGGTCAATACCAGTGTCGTGGCAGTAGTATCTGTGATCGTATAGAACGCCCCTGCGCCGCTGCTTGCTTCTGCGATATATACCGACATCCCGTTAAACTCGTCGGCTGTCCACGCCTTCAGCCAATTACCGCCAGAGCCATCGCAGGTGAGCGTAGGAGTCGCCCCGCCGGAGCCGCTGACCGTCCCGCGCCCATACGGGCTGCCGGTATAGGTCACATCGAGAGATGCCAAGACATCTACCTCGCCGCTGGTATCCATGAACAGGCCCATCACCCATTGCCATACCAGCCCCTGGAGATCAAAAACGCCCGATCCCAGATGATTGTGCGACCAGGTGTTCGGCCCGGTGCCCGGAAGCGCCCGGTGATATGATCCGCTTTCGCCGTGGAGGTGCTTGTCGAGCATGGCGATTTCCGTCGTGTAGGTGACATCCGACGGGGGATCAGTGTTAGCATTCCCGCCATGTGGCTGCGTACCGAGCTTCTTGGCCAAAAACGCCAGCGACGCCCACTCAAACGCCGTGGTGAGGTGCCAGCCCTTGCCTTTGTTCGCCGCCGCAATCATGGCTTGGGGTAAAGTTATATAGTCCCAGACCGGCACGCCCGGCCTGCTGATCGCCGGGACTGCTCCCGCTGCACCGCTGTGAGCTACGTCAGGAGAACCTTCCGCTGGTGTCGCATTGGGTTGTGAGCAGATATATTTATCAACTGCGAATCCGCCGAAGGTGACTCCACTTACATCGGTGGTCGTGTACTTCGGTATAATAACGTGCTGATTCATGTAGTTTCCCATTGTTTATGCCTCCTTTTCTGGTGTCAAGTCAAGATCGCCGTTGACCCGATACGTTTTGAAATCCGCAATCGTCAGGCCGTTTGTGTAGGCCATATCTCCATCGTCGGTCAGCCAGGTGATGCCCAGGGCTTCCGCCGTGTCTCGCAGATCAGCCATGTCATCCGGGGCTACTGTGATCCGGCAGGCCACTCCCCAATAGGCGAAGCTATCCTTGCCGGCAGTGCTGTCATAGCCTTTCACGATGATGGGGTTCATTGCTGCGGCGGAGGACATCAGGTCCTCAAACTTCGCGATCGCTGCTGGTAACATTCCGGTAAATTCTGTTCTGACCATGACCTTTCTCCTTTCGTATTATGAGTATGCAATAATTTCAAAACCATTTTGAGCGGTTGCCGCCGCGCCCGCGATCATCGTGTCAATGTCCGGGAAGGTGAAACTACGATCCCCCGTGAGGCCGGTGGTCTGGAGATTCGCTTCGTTGCCGCCGCTGTTGATCTTAAAACTCGTCGCCGTGGTCCCGGTGTCCGTGTGCTGGGTGTGCTTCTTGGCGACCGCGTCGGCGACGTCGGTGTCGGTATTGGTAGCCTTTGCCGGCGATCCGTCCGCCGCCGCCTTCAGCAGATAGCCGGACGTAGGGATGGGATACTGCACCTGCTCGCATCCGTTCTCACACTCCTTGGAAGATGTGGCAATGCACTCGCCACCGCCGGTGATGTCGAGATAGGTCGCCGATTCGTCGTCGTTCGTGACCTTGAAATGCTTGGTCGCGGATAATTTGTAGATGACGTCCGTGTTATCCACCACCACCTTGGAGCCGTGATCATAGACATCATCCATTGACTGAGATCCGGATCCGGCAGTGGGCCAGGTAGTGCGGGTCACGCCACCCAGGGTGATCTGATTGAAGTGACCGTCCAGCCATTTAGAAATTGCCGATCCCAGGGAATATGTCAGCGTCGTCTTCGGGATGATGCTTTCCGTTTCCACCTGCCCGACGATCGTGGACACTTCGATTGTATTCGTTTTCAGGGCGTAAAACCATCCCTTCAGCCATTTCTTCGCAGTGGATCCCAGGGACGACGTATTGTCCACGGTCGGCAAAATGTCTCCCGATATATCGAGATCCTTGAACCAGCCCTTCAGCCATCTGGTGGCCGTAGCGCCGAAAGAATAGGTATCGGCGGTTTTCGGATAGACGTTTTCGACCGACACATCCCCGTCGATATTCGTCACGGCGATGCTGTCGAAATAACCCTTCAGCCAGCGGACGCCGGCCGAGCCGACGGAATAGGTGCTCCCGGCAGCGGCCACGATGGAAGCAACGACGCTGCCAAAGAGGCTCGCCAGGGTAATCTTTTTCGTCACCGTTGCGGAGGTGTCCACGATAGCCAGGACGTCATCGTTCTCCGGAGCCGTCAACGCCGTAAGTTCCGATATTTTTTTGTCAGCCATTGTTCGTCAACTCCTTTCTTCGTATGCTTTCCGCCGCCAGGACGTTGAATACTTCCTGACGCCTGATCGTCTCGTCGCGCAGGGAGCAGATCGCCTCGGTCTGGCCCCGGTTGGTCTGCGCCACCTCGACCTGCATGATGGGCAGCCAGGCGATGGCACACCGCCATTCGTCGTATTCCCTCTCGCTCTGCGGGTCCTTGCCGATCAGCCTGGTGTACCACGCGCAGCGGACTATGACGCCGTCCTTGATCTCTTCGCACCTCGACCCGAGAGGGCAGATTATTCTTGTTTCGTTCATGGGATCTCCTTTCAGTCCTTGATGGCGACGATCACGTCGATGTATTTCGGGGTGAAGGAGGCGGGGCCAGTAATTGAGGTATCTCCGGCGCCGCCGTACTCCGTGTCTCCGCTGGCGGCGCCGCTGGCGGTAAAGGAGCCCCCACCTGTCGGTTGGTTGAAAGCGTACCCGGACGTTGGATAATACCCAAAGATACTGGACGTATCTACCGTGATAGAGCCGGACACGGACGCTGCCAGAGACGCTGCATGCCGATGACTCGATACGGTGTGCTTGTGCGCCGTCGACGGCGGCGTGCTCAGCTCATGCGTCCCGCCCGATCCGCCGCCGGGCCCGGAGACAACCCGGAGGGCCTTGTCGTTATGGCTGGTGTCCTTAGTCCACCCGGTCGGCGGCGCCGCCTGATAGAAGATCATCTTCGTCCCGGCGGGGAAATAGCTCGTCAGATGCCCCAGGTTAGGCGTCGTGAAGTCTCCCAGCGACACCCAGGCATTATTGGCGCCGTTGCGCATCTTCAGGAGGGAATTCGTCGTGTCCGCCCACAGCATATAGGCGTAGGTCGTCGCCGGTTCCAACGCCCCCGCATTTACGCTGGCCAAGGCCTGAAGGGCGCTGTTGATGTCGGCGCGCACTGCCGCGCCTGATCCGTTATCAATGACATAGTCGTGCTGGCTCATTCCTCTCCTCCATACCCGGCGGCCATCCAGTCTATCTTCCTGGCTACGCCGCCGCCCAGGGAATCGTAGATATTGACGGTAAATCCCGTCCTGGTCTGGGCGGACAGGGCGTAGTAGTCGCCCGCCGCCATATTGTTGACCGTCACGCCGATGGCGGGGGTCTCCTTGAACGGCTTCCCGAATGCCACGGTCAGCCCCGTATCGGCGACGGCCACATTGTTGCCCCGCTCGGTGCGGTCCGGCATGTCGATGGTCACCTCCAGGGCCGTGATCGCGACGCTGCAGTTGGGATTGCGGGTGTATGCCTCCACCTTAAACTCGTATGCCCGCGCCTTGTAATCGGCTATCGTAAACGGTGCCCAGCCGGTCCATGTCGGGGACCCCGCCGGGTCGTCCAGGGTGGTGCGCACATAGAGCGTCGCCCCGGTGTACTCCACCGCCTCGCCGTCCCAGTTCTGCCAGTCGTCGGCAGTCAGGGAGCGATTATCGATCAGGTCGTTGATCTGATAGCCGCTAAATTGGAAGTCGCTCCACACCCGCGACACATAGACGCCGCCCAGATCGATCCCGGAGGAGAACAGATACGTCCCCGTCGCCCAGACCGTGTCCGATCCGGCCCACTCATCGTTGTAGATCGTGTCGCCGCCGGCGCCGTAGGGGACCTCGTACTCCTCCTGTTGCAGCTCGGCGCCGTCCTCCGTCGTCAGGTCGTCGCCGCTCTCGGTGGTCATCCGCCAGCGGACGCTGCACACCTCGGTGAGTATGGCGTCGCCGTCCTCCTGATCGATCTCGAACGGCTCCACGTCCAGTTTCAACGTGACGCCGTCCACCACCAGATGCGTCTTGTCCCCGGTGAAGCCGCCCGCCGCCTCGTCCAGACTGTCCACGTAGTTCATGGCGAGGATCGACGGCACGTTCGTGACGACGGCGGCGGCGTTCACACTGTAATTCCCCGTTGAATCCACCGCCTTGACCATATATGTCCCCGGCATGAGAGGCAGCACGGCATTAGTCGATGATCCGGCCAGGGCCGGGCCGATGTCCTGGCCGCCCTCCCAGGTCGCCCCAGATTGCAGATTGGCATAGCGGACCTTGATATAGCCCCCGTGCAGGACGTCCAGTTCGGCGGCGCGGTCCCATTGGAGGTGTGCCTGGCCTTCGAGGGGCCGTAAGAACAGACCTTCTATGTCCGCCGGCGGCGTCGTCAGCCCGGCCAGCAGCACATTGGCGAGGACCGTCCAGGACGATGCGACGCCCATCGTATTGACGGCCCGGACCCGGAAATCATAGCGGGCGGCGGCCAGGTCGTAGATAGCAGCGGCGCGGGCCTTCGTCGTGGTGGCGAAGGTCCACTCCGTATCGGTGGACAGCTTGTATTCCACGTCGTAGGCCGTCACAAACGCATCGGGCGAGGGCTGCCAGGTGAGATTCGCCCGGACCTGCACACCTTTGCCGGTGGCCGTGTAGTATAGCTCCTCCGACGCCTGCAGGTTGACTGGGGCCGCCGTGGCCGTCATGTCGGGCAGGTTCGTGTTCGGCGTGGCGTCAACGGCGCTGATCGTGCCGAAATCATAGACCGTGGCGTCGTACTCGATGGCCGTCACCTCCACCTCATCGTCGTTGCGGAGGGCCATCCTGATGATGCGGAACTCTTTCGCCGTCCATCCCGGGGTGGAATGGGTGATGGGGACCACGTCTCCCACCTCGCAGCGGAGGCCCTCGACGAAGGCCCGGAACTGGCAGACGATCTGCTGCCGGGACTGGTTCAGGGCGATGGTGGCGAGCTGCCGGGCCGTGTCGATATTGGCGGTGAAGGGGAGATCGATCGTCTTTTCCAGGATCAGCGCATTGTCCAGGGCGCGCAGGGCCGTGGATTCCACGGACGTGATGTCCGCCTGCCAGGACCGGGCGGGATTGAAGAAATTAACCCGCAGGCGGTTGAAGGTGTTCTTTTTGCTCCCCGCAAAGATCTTCCACGAGCCGGTTATATTATCCTCGCTGAAGGCAAAGGCCGTTGCCGTCTCCGGCTTGTCGATGATGAGCTTATAGAGGCCCCCGGTGAAGATCAGCCAGCCCCGGCACGAGGTCAGGAGCTTGCCGACGATGGCCAGCGGCGTGTCGTCCACGTCCACGATGCCGTCGCAGGTGTAGCGGCTCTGTGTGACCCCGCCGACGGTCACGCTCTCGTCGCAGTAGTTGGCGGCGGCAATGATCGCAGTATCATCTATTAAGGACGCATCGAGGCCCCGGCCGTAGCGGGTGCTGGTCAGGTAATCGCGGATACACAGCGCCGGATTGCGGCTGAATTTCGTCGCGTCGTCGCGGGGGTCATATACCGTGCGCCCGTCCACATCGGCGGTGATCGTCGGCAGGCCGCGGGAGAAGGCGTCCTGGTCGTATTTGAGACGCAGATACAGATATGCGACGCCCCGGAGGCGGTGGTTTTCCGTCCACTTGGACGTAGCGGCCATAAGGGCCGAATCGGCAAGTTGATCATCATCGCCCAGATGCTTGTAAACGTCCACCAGGCCCGCGAATCTCGCATCCGTCATGGCGACATCGTCAAGATAGACGGTGTTGATGGCCGAAATCGGTCCCTCGCAGAGGGTGACGATCAGGTGCAGATATTCGTTGGCGGCCCCGGTCACCTCCATGAACGGAATGGCCCCGCCGACGGTGCGGGAGCCGTAGATCAGCGGCAGGGCGTCGTGGTTGGTCTGCTTGTTTAATAGATACCCCTGGGCGTTCTGGAAGGCCGAGACCGACGAATCGTAGGCGGGGAGCTGGGCGGTGGATGGCATCAGCGCGTTCAGGGCCATGTTGCCCAGTGCGGAGACCCCCATCGCGACCGTTCCGCCGATCACGGCAGCCATCCCGGCCGTGATCGTTACCCCCGCGATCACTGCCCCGGCGACGGCTCCGGAGGTCAGTGCCCCGACGGCCATCGCGCCTACGGCGACGATTACAGGCGGCATGAGGGCGGCCTCCAGACGGAGTATTGCCGGTGGCGCAGTTCGCGCATGGGGAAAGTCATGACCCCGTGTTCCGGGAAGGCGGCCACGGCCTGAGAGCCGAGGCAGATATGCACCATCTCCCACTTCGGGTCGGACACAATGAGAAGATCGCCGGTCTGCTCGAACCCTTTTTGGCCCTCCACGAATCCCGCCGCCTTGAGGATGTTGATGAGGCTGCCGGGGCCGCGGCGGCGAAACAGGTACGCCCCCAGCAGCGAGCTGTACCTCCCCCGGATCAGCGCGGCCAGGTCTGTGTCGTGGACGGCGTCCATCGCTTCCAGGGCAAATACATTGCAGTCGCATTGGCCCCAGGCGAAGGGACGGCCCCGGTTGGCCTTTACGTATTCAATCAGTCTGATCTCACGCGCGACATCCATCTACTTGTTCCTGCCCCAAGCAATATCCTTAACAATCTCGCTGGCGTATTGAAAGCCGAGATCGCCGGGGAAAAATATCTGCTGCTCCTCGTGGTTGATATGGCGCCCCGCCCGGCGCTCGAAGTCTACCCAGCAGTTGGTGGCGGAGACGGTGACGATGCAGGAACCGTCCTCGGGGTCCTCCTCGATGCCCGGCTCGTCCATGCGGCCCTCGAAGATCAGGATCGGCGCCGAGATGACGGCCATCGAGCCGTCAAGGAAGGCCTTGTAAATCTTCACCGGGCGGTCGATATAGTAGTAGGAGAGAAACGCGCTGATCCATGCCTGGTCCACGCCGGACAGCGACAGGGTCAGCGAGTTGACCTGTATATCTGCCGTCTCTTCGATGTCCGTGAATCCGAGGAAATGGCCGAGGGCGAGGTAGGTATTCCCGCCCCAGACGATGTTCGCCCAGGCGTCGGTCATGTAGGTCACGGTGGCAACGCCGTCGGCATCCTCCACGGTGATCTCGATGAGATGTACGGGCTGGGTCCTCGCTGCGCCCAGCTCGGTGATGACGGCAGTAGTGGCATCCCTGTCGGCCATCAGAATACCTCCATGAATTGCACCTTCAGATCGTGGATATCCGGGCCTCGGACGCCGAAATCGAACGTATCCGACGCC